TCATCCGGCTTTTACCCCACCGCAATATGAAATTCCTGCATCTTTATTGACCTTCCCGCGCCCGGCGTGCAGCATAAAAAACAACAAACACATAACATAAACAGCAACTATGTTTAACCTCATTGGTTGTTTTTTTGAACAATAATATGAGTCAAGTAATTTCATCATTGTGGTGCTGTATATGGTGCCTGATTTTATTTAGCAACTCTTCTAAGTTTCTTGATCTTAGCAAGGTAATACCAGTGAACTTAAAGATCATGTTTACTTTTTGATCTCTATCAACTCTATCAGGAAGATCGTGTGAATAGTCATCAAGTTCAATTGCACATATGATTGAAAAATCATTTTTATTAACAATCAAAAAATCTATATGATATTGAGATATAGACCTAAATGCTTTTATAAATGAATTATATTGAGTGTTCTTGTCAAATATAGGAACGATAATGTCTACCATTCTAACCTGTGAAAACACAAAAAAGTCCTGATGAAATTCATCATAAATCAATTTAAAAAAGCGACGTTCGCGATTGCTCATGAAATTTTTCTTTTGATAGAACTGGAATGCATCATACTGAAGTGTATGAGATTTCTTTGATGTTGCTTTATAATTAAAGAGAGGAGGGGCATAATTTGGTGTGTTATCTGGAGCATGGTGTAACGTCTTATGTATACTTTCTTTTTTAGTTTTTATCTGTGAGTCCTCGTATTAATGAATATAATGCCAAAAATAAAAGATAGAAAAAAATAGAGCTATAACTGAAAGTAACAGGGCAAGAGGTATTTGCCATAAGGGGATTTTGGGAAACATAAAACGATCCTACAAATGAAAGGGGCGATATTATATGGTAAAAAAACGAAGATTAATACAATGAATCGGTAAGATTTTAAAAGATATCAACGTTAATACACTGTATTTAGATATAGTATTATGAACAGTTTATATAAAAGGATTATAAGAAGGTCGCGACAGGAAAATATCCTAAGGCGACCTTAGAGTGAGGAGACAGACATCATTTGATGTGATTATCCGGCTTAACAGCTCAGACTTTTTTCACCTGCAACAGGATCACCATATCCGTGCGGCTCTTCTCGTCAGATTTCTGGCTCCAGCTTTTTGGCAGAAATGATAATCCTGTGCTGGCCTGCGAATCCTTGTTTTCTGCCAGGCCACCCAGCAACACGATATCGCCATCCTTCAGGGTCAGCGACGTATCCACCTCACGCTTGAGCAACGTTGGCGAATCATTCACGCCCGTATCCGTTTTGACAAAGTTACTTAACTGCTGATTGACGTTCAGGCTGATGCGTGACGACGTGATAACCGGCTTAACTTTGAATATCACCCCCGAATCACGATACGTCACCGACTGAACGGCTTTACCATCCTCATAGGACACGCTGCCAAGAACCGGAACCTGTTCACCAACGGAGAACGTCGCCTCCTTGCCTGAATCCATGCGTAACTGAGGTGCGGATACCACCTTAAAGCGGTTATCCGTACTGAACAGCTCATACATCGCATTCAGCGTACCGGAGCTGAACGAAATATAATTACCCATCGATGACGACGAACCCACGCTGACCCCAAAACGACCTGATAACAGTTTTGCGGCCAGCGCCAGCCCCGAACCTTCAGAACGGCCTGTCTGTACCTCATAAATATACCCCGTCACCACAACACCCTGCGCCGGAACATCAATCAGCGGGACCAGCTCCTTAAGACGCGCCAGCTCTGAACGTGTTCCCCTGAAAACCAGTGAATCACCCTCACCCGATAAAAATGAACCTGACGATGACGATACACTGCCGGATAACGCCCCCGAAGACGTACCGGACGTACTCTCAGAAGATGCCTGTGATGAGCGCCCTGTTGTTCCCGAAAGTACCGTGGCAAGATAGGACGGCGATCGATGTAGCGGCGTATATACCCATGACACCATTTTTTCCGGCGCAGCCACGGGTTTAAACGAGCGGTAATGGTCAACGCCGTTTCGTGTTTCCACCGAAATATTCATCTGCCGGAGCCAGCGTACATACTCCTCACGCTGGGTCTTCTGGTCACCTGCAAGACTTAAATCCAGTGTGACCGGGCGTGTATCACTGGCAAGTTCCGGTGGCAGCACATACTGCCGTCCAAACACATCCTCCTGTGCAAGCTGTATTGCCGCGTTCAGTGGAAGGCGGTCAACAATAAATGCAGGAGACGAGGCATGAACACATGCCGAAGTCAGAAAAATAAGTGCTGTCAGTAAGTTAGTCATTCTCATCATGTTATACCGTGCGTAAGTGCCTTATGTCTGTTCCGTTCTCTTCCGCTTCCTCGCCCACTCGCTCACTACGTTCGGTCGCCGGGTCTGCGGCGAGCGGTGGCGGCTCTCTCTTATTTACTCTTCACATCAAACGAAAGCATTTTGTCAGTCAGTACATCACCCTTTGATGCCGTTCCCGACGGGCCTGACCAGAACGTCACCCGTTCACCTTCAACATTCAGTTCAGTCGCGCCGCCGTTCCATGACTGGAATGAGAAATAACGCCGTACCTGACCCGACGGCCCCAGTAACACAAAATACGGGTTTACTCCCCTGACATATCCGGCAAGACGCCACTCCTTTGATACCGGAAGTTCATCCGGCTTTTTCTGCTCAGGTTCAGGGGCAACCGTTGAGACAGGCAAATGAGGCACGGGAGGCACGCTGTCCTGCACCACAGGAGACGCAGCCACATGAACCTCCTGACCACCGGATAAATAATGTCGGGCAATGGCAATCATCACCACGACAAGAAAAAGAAAGGCAATCAACTTTCCCCATGGTTTTTTCTGTGGAGCAGCTTTTTTATCGGATTGTTCAGGTAACTGATTCATGGTCATAAGCGTACGTCCGGGTAAAACGGAATAAACGGCGCGCATATCCACAAAACGACCGTTAAGCAGTTCCATTCCGTCAGAGAAAATAAAATTGGTATCATAAACGTTGTAATAATCAGCAGCTTTAATAACGACCTTATCAACGGGACGTCGGGCAGCATGAGCGGTGCCGTCATAAAGAAACGTACTGGCGGTAACATAATGAGGAATAATCCCCCTTTTACCCGATGCAATCCCCGTTTTTCCTGGTCTGAATAATTCCATCAGTGGCGTAATCACAGGAACACGTAATTCATCAAGACGGCGGCAGCGAATAATTTTAGCCCCCATCGCCTTAATTATCTGGGAATCAATCATATCTTCATGCTGTGCAATCAGATAAACATCCCAGCCCAGCTTACGGGAATGTATCAGCCAGTCAATTAACGGTAATCTGTCCTTACGGGCAAAACCACGGGTATTCAACCATGTCGCACACTCATCAAGAAATAACGCCCCGAAGCGTGTTTTTTCATTTTCAGGACATCCACGACCGAGAAGTTCCAGGTCTTCAATTCGCGGCATGGCGGGAATAACCGTAACCGGATTATCCGAACCGGAAGACATGCACTCAGTGTTAAGCGGGTAATTTGCAGCAACCCGCAACCCACGGCGATAATAAAGCGAGGCAAAATAAGCCGCCACAATGCCTTTACCCTGACCCAGATTACCTGTAATAACCGGCATGTTTTATCCCCGCATGATTATTTACCAACAGAAAGTCCATTTGATTTAAACAAATCATAAATCAAACGATACACCCTGTCCTTATAAAGATATATGTAAGAGATAAATTGAACATGAAGAATGATATTAAAACAATCCTGAATGTTCAGAGGTAAGTAACTAAATGCAATTGTTATAACATCAATTTTATTAACCACGGAAATTTGACGAATAATAAAATTAACTGCAGTAATAAGTGCATAATATGACGTATAACAAAGACCAAGATAAGAAATAAGTCTGGCCCATGCGACAGCCTTATCGCCAATCAATCCGGCAATAAAACGTAGAGATTTTAAGACAATCTCAACAAAAAAAGCGCCTAAAATAGCCCACATCAGGATTTAACCTCACGTTCAAAAAGTGTACGACGCGTAATCACAAAAACACGAAGCATGGTCATCATATAAAGGGTGTATTCAAGAATGGAGCGAACATAATAATCATAAGCCTTTGCAAAATCAGTTGTGTCAACCTTAAAACCAATCACTCCAATTAAAGGAAGGTTAAAACTAAATTGCAAAACAAAAGGAAGTGCAATCCCATTGTTTGTATTCAATAGTTTATCCAAATCGATTGTTAACCAATTACTATCATCATAATTTTCACTTCCCTGACCAGGCAAATATTGAGAAAGATCACTTAAAGGGAAATCACCTTCAGGTAAAGACGAAACCATATTTTTATTAATATTCTCAATACCGTTATCCAGTGAGTTTAAAGCATTGTCCATATCTGACTGAGAAACAGAAAAAATATTATTCAGATCATTCACTGAACTCCAGATTCTCTGCAACCAGCCAAGAATATCACCAAGCCAGCCATCATCATCACCGGAAGTACTGCCACCGGATGAACCGCCGGAAGTGCTGCCACCGGACGAACCGCCGGAAGTGCTGCCACCGGATGAACCGCCGGAAGTGCTGCTGCCGGATGAACCGCCGGAAGTACTGCCACCGGATGAACCGCCGGAAGTACTGCCACCGGACGAACCGCCGGAACTGCTGCCACCGGACGAACCGCCGGAAGTGCTGCCACCGGACGAACCGCCGGAAGTGCTGCCACCGGATGAACCGCCGGAACTGCTGCCGCCGGATGAACCGCCGGAACTGCTACCACCGGATGAACCGCCGGAATTATCACCACCTGATGACCCTCCTGAAACGCCACCACCGGATAAATTCCCCGAATTATCACCACCGTCAGTATTACCGTTATCTCCTTTATCTTCAGTATCTCCTTTATCTTCAGTATCTTCTTTATCAGAATAAGCCGGATCAACAGTTACAGGTTTCCAGGTAGCGGTACAAGAATCTGTACCATCGGGACAAATAACAACACCCGTTGCCTTATAAATGCATCCATGAATGGTGACATATTGATTACCCTCATCATCCTTATAAAAACCTGACAAAGAAACATTACTAAGCTCAGGACGGGATAAACAAACCTCCTCAGTAGGTTTAGCTGAATACGAAGCACCAAAATATTGACCGTAAAAGCTATCCTTACACTGAGAATAAACCTTAACACCATCCTCAAAATGGTAAGACTTATAAGAGATCCAGTTACCTGTAACCAGTAAAAAAGGCATACCAGAAAGTTGCTTAGTATCGCTGTAAGACGTCGTACAATAAAACGTATCACCTGAGCAGGATGCATATCCAGTAGTACAGGGTGGAGCTACACCGGCCCTTGCAACACGGGTACCGGAACCTGAATCACCAAGATATTCTGTCGTTGAAGCTGCATATGCAGAATCAAATGAAAAAACCGCTACGAGGAAAATAAATATATATGCCAAGACTCACCCCTGAATAAGCAAAAAAGCGCCCCGCAGGGCGCTGTTGTTAAATAACTATCAGGTTGCGCGGGAAAGGAAGCCTTTAATGATACCGATACCCAGACGGGCAGCGAGTGAAACACCAAGAACGGCAAATGCAGCCGTACCTGCAATGCCAATAACACTGGTAATGGCTGTACCGATTTCACCAACCGAATCAGCGGTAATAAAAGAAGGAACAGTAACCGCAGCAGAAGCTGAAGACGACATTACAATACCTGCCGTAGTCAGTCCCGATGATACCAGGGTTTTTACTTTCATAAAATTCCTCTTTGACGATTAAAAATTAATTAACAACATCGCTGAACATCCGGCAGACCAGAGTGAAAATAACACCAAGGCCAAAACCAAGAAGCCAGCAGACAATCCAGACATACAGAACGGCCCAGTAAAGTTCCCCGTCCTGTACGCCGGAATTTATTGCGGATAAAACACCGCTGAAATCAAATTCAGTCATAATAACGCTGAACAGTAATGCTTTGTGAGTCACAGGCGCGAATCAGTTTTATTCCGATGCCAAAACCTGAGGAAAATAAAATCAGTGCAGGCGCAGCGAATAAAACAAAGTTCAGAAAATCAGCGTCAGACATATCATCAGCCTTTTTCTTTACCTGCGGGCAGTGCCCCCAGTGGCTGACCGTCAAAACGTTTCATGGAGCCGGAAATAAAACGATACCAGACGCCATGACGTTCAGAGCCTGTTGCCCATGAATTCACATCCACCGTGAGATAAACAGGTTTACCCTTCAGGTCAGGACATGAATTAAAAAATTTAAAATCCTCCTCAGTACAGGAAAAGCGCTCATGCTCCTCACGACGGACTTTTAATTTTTTGTCCTCATACGGATAGGCAATAACAATGGCATATTTGGGTTTAGCCTCAGGGTTATAATGAGTACCACCGGGCTTTAACTCCTCATCATTTATAACAGTGGCGTGAATAAAATATCCCGCCATTGTCATACCTGTCGCGAAACCTTCAGGTACAGGAAACGGAAAACTGTCGTAAAACTCATTCATAAATCAGACTCCTCAATGTTAAAAATTCAATCAGGGACAGTTATTGTCACAAGTCCAAGGGTCGGCTCCGCCGCCCCCGCCCGCCGCGCGGGAGCGCGTCGTGCGGTGTCGTGAAGCCGACGAAATAAACACAGATTCATCGCTGCTGCCGCTTCTGATTTCCTCTGCGCGGATTTTCTCTGCGGGAGTCATACGGCGGACAACGCACCCCATGAAACGGGTTATGACCGGAACGGGGCCAAACATGAAACCGGAAATCACCGGCGCGCAGGGTTCACCGTAACGGTTTATACGGGGCTTACCACCGTCCTGCGGCTGAACGTAAAACGGACGAAGCAGACGTTCAGAACAGAAGAAACCGCCGTTCAGCAGGATATAGGTCCGGAAATCGCCTGCATCACAGGCCATGCGGATGGCCTCCAGTTCGGCGACCTGCTGCGGCGTGAACTGCTGCATATTGATATGATGTGCCTCAAGCGGTGCGCGGAAGCTGCGCATCTGGCGGTAAGCCGTGACGGATGGAACGCCAAAGAACTGGAAAAGGCGAAGGCGCGTTGCTTTCTGCCAGCAGGCAGCACGGCTGACTGCATCACAGAATGAGCGGGCAGAATAACGGTCATTCAGGGCGGTAATACCATCCGCACTGGCATCGCCGCCATTTTGGTGATGTACTTCACGATGTAACGGAAACCGTCGCCCTTTTCAGGGTCAATAGCCTCAATACGGATACGGTGCTCTTTCGCCCCCTTTTCATCCGGCTCATCGCGCATGGCCTCTTCACGGAAAATGGCCAGCACCGTTGCGCTCTCATGGGGATTGCAGTAAATCAGGAAATTCCAGTGCGTTGTAACCGTCAGCATGCGGCTCAACCGTGCGCAGACCGGGTATCTGAATACCGGCTTTATCCAGCCTGCGGCAGACCCGACGCCAGACGGTATTCAGCCAGGCGTGCGAATCCTTAATGGTCGGACAACCAGCTTCCCACCATTTTTTGTTCGGGCGGGAATGCCATTTTCCGGCAACCTTAAAACTGGTCGTCGGGTGAAAACGTGACGGCGTAGGTGAGCACGATGAAGTAGCCGGACAGCCCCATATCTTCGGACAGTTCACAGTACGGCCTTTCCACGAACGCAGAGTTCAGCAATCCGTTTTCGGGTTCGAACAGAGGCGTTATGCGCATCTTCCAGCGTACAGACCAGCTCATTAAACGCATCAAAGACGCCGGAGGACCGGAGATACTTTTTCTACGCGTTTACTGCGGACAGCAAACAGGTCGCGGTGCCAGTCGGGAATATAAGGCGTGGTGCGGTTCAGTATGCCGAGCATACGACAGACCTCATTGACCCGCTGGTCACGGACAACCCGAAGGAAACGCGTGACAAAAGCCAGGTCAGTCAGACGCTTAAGCAACCCCTCATCGCCGTAACGCTCATGATAAGTTGCATAAACGGGCGCGAAATCAAAGCCGGATATGGCCTGAAAATACACCATCACATTGAGAAGGTGCTGCTCTGGTACATCACTATAAATGGCCCGAGAAACAAGGCAGTCACGAACAACCGAATCAGCCACCTCAGCAAGCTGCTCATCAGTGCAGAAAAGCGAGAATTCATAAGGGTCCCCGTCCTGATTAAAGAAAGCGAAACGGTGCGCAGACTCAAGCGCCATCAGCGAATTTTCACACCGAGCTGATAAACCAGACGGCAGAAAGCGTGCGCCACGGTGAAGGAAAACGAGCCAAACTGTGATACCAGTCCGGCGGCCCTGCCCCTGTCAGCAAGGGATAAATCCGTGCAGTTAATTCCGTAAATCACACGGTCAACCTGCGTGTTACGTGGCAGGGCAAGCTGTGAAGAGAGCGCCCCGACCTCATCACGATACTGACGGGAAAGCGTCGCAAGGTTGCGAGTGGCAACATCGCGCTCAGCCTGAAAATGCTCACGTTCGGGCAGTGTCAGACAAGGACGACCGAGAGCAACGGATGCCGCGTCGATGGCGTTATAGGCTGTGAGGATGGCTGATTCCGTTTTCATTGTTGAGCCTCCTGAACTGAATGGAGGTGCAGGGCAGGGTTAAACATTGTCCCTGAAGAAAGCATGGCATTAATGATGCAGAGCAATTTACGCATGGCCGCAACCTGAGCCAGTTTTCTGGGCTTACCCTGAGAAATCAGCCGCGTATAAAACTCCCGGATAACCGGGTTAAAACGTACGGCAGAAAGCGTTGGCATGTAAAGCGCGTTCCGGACCATTGTACGACCGCCCCATACCGTACGGCGACCGCGCATAATGCCGGAGTCACGGTTAAACGGAGCCACGCCAATCAGTGCGCTAATCTGACGGCGGTTCAGTCGGCCCAGTTCAGGAACCTCACCCAGCAGTACGCCAATTGTGGCAGGACCAATCCCCTTAAATGAGGCAAGAAGACCGGAAATATCTGCAAAATGAGAGCGGACATGCAGTGAAATATCAGCATCAATACTTTTCAGCTCAGAGCGCAGAAAAGATAAAACCCTATTAATACTTTCAGTGGAATACACACTGGCGGCAGATTTACGCTGCTGTTCAGTGGAAATCATATTCACAACCTGACGGCGACGGGTGACCATGCAGGCCAGCTTACGACGCCTGTCATCGGAATTTTTTTGTACAAAACGACGCACGGTCAGGGCGGGAATCAATAACAGAAGCAAGCTGGGCAAGCAGCTCAGCATCAATCCTGTCGGTTTTAGCCAGACGTCCCATAGAGCGGGCAAAATCACGAGCCTGACGAGGATTAATGACAGAAACGTCATAACCAAGAGACTGCAGGAAGCAGACAACGGCATCCTCATAACCCCCCGTGGATTCGAGAAGAACAAGAGAAACCTGCTGCAT